TTATCTTTATCTAAATCAAACCCAAACTTTTCTAATTCTTTTAAATCTACATTATCTTTAATTTTTAACATAATTACACCTCCTTTAATGAATATCTTCTTTTATAAAATCTTCAAGTGTATATTTTTCATTGTATTTGTTTTCATAATGTTTTCTTATTAAAAATAAACCTATTTCTATCGGAAAAAATACTATATCAAATATTAATACTAATGGTGATACCATAATGGTTATAAATAGTAACAATAGAAAATTTATTGAATCTAATGTATCACTCCACACCTCTCCATCATCATATTCTAATGATAATCCATAAATAAGTTTCATTAATGTCATATTTCTACTTCCTTTCTAATATTTCTATAATTTTATCTAATTCATCTGTATTTATTAATGGCTCTAAATTTTTATTATCTAGTTGCATTGATAAAATTAATTCTTTTGCATCTTTTATATTTTTTTCTAGTTTAAAGATTTTATCATCTTTTTTGTGAGCTTCATTTTCCCAAAAATCTCTATCATTTTTTGTTGTTTTAATATCAGTTTTATTTTTCTCTACTGTATCTTCTAATGTTGTATCTTTTATGTATTTTTTTAAACTTTTAAATACAAGTTTAGTATTTTGTTTTGTTTCCTTCCAAATATGCTTTAATTTTTTCATATTGTACCTCTTTTTTGTTGATTTAGTGCTTTCCTAGTATATTTATACTACACCTATTATTTTTCGTTCTAAAAGGCTCTTTTCACGTTGATTTAATAATACTCTTGCTTCATTATTTTGCTTTCTATGTTGCTCTACAAAATATGGTGCAAGAAATTCTTTTATTTCTTGTTTTTTATTTGCCTTTTGTCTTAATTCTTCTTCGTGATTTGCTCTTTCTTTAATTTCTTGTTCTGTCATAATAATCTCCTTTCTATTGTAATCCTTTAACACATGAGTTATAGTTAAATCCTTGATCTACACAATTTTGAATTGCTTTATCATCATTTTTTGTAAATTCTTTATATGCTAGTCCTAATAGTATTATTCCTACTATTGCTACTATTCTTATTATTTTTAATTCTTTTTTCATTTTATTTTTCTCCTTCTATTTTTAATATTGCATTCCAAAAATTATATCTGTTTTTTTCTTCTTTTATTTGTCCTGCTATTGTAATTGATTTTGTTGTCATATCTTTTCGTGGATCTATTTTATAACCATCCACTATATGATGAACTCTTTGCAAACCATTTATATTATTGAAAGCTTGAGTTCTTCTTTCTAGTATTTCTTTTCGCTCCATCCTTTTTCTTCCTCCTATCTTGATTTCATTATAGTATCGATTTTTTATAAAGTCAATACTTTTTTTAACTTTTTTCGTAAAAAATAAAAAAGACACTGTAAAGTGCCTTTTATTTTCTCATTTTTTCTATATTATGTAAAATATCATAAGTACCACCTGCAGCTATTCCTGATATAGCAATTGCAGTTGAGAAATTTTTTGTTATGATAAATTCAATGATCGCAATGATTAATCCTACTGCAATATTTTGAATTGGTATTAATTCATCTTTTACAAATTTAGATTTTTTAGAAATTAAACCTAATACAAAACTTACTGCAAATGTGACTAATGTTAAGATTTCTTCTATTCCCATAACTACTTCCTTTCTATTTTTTTAATTAATTCAACAATAAATTTTAATATACTTATAAATATATTCTCTTTTTTATCATTTTTAGGCTCATTTTGAGGTTTTTTAGGCTCGGTAGGTATAATTGGACTATCTTCTTCTTTTGGCTCAATTTGAGGTGTTTCTTGCTTATTTTCTTCTACACCTACAAATTCACTATATGGTGGAACTAAGGCACACCATTTTCCTTTTTCTAATTCATACCAATTATAACCATCTTGTGAAACCATTTGAATAATATCATAAAAACCTGTTTTACCAAATCCAATGAATTCTCCATTTAAAGAATGGTCTAACCTTACTCTTACTGTATCATCACAATTTATTTTAAATTGGTTTTTAGTAGTATCTCTTTCTATTGGTGTTGGTAGTGATTTATCTATTGGTTGATATATAAAACCTATAAATCTATAACCACCATTTTGCAACCAAGCCTCTCCACAATTCCAATTTCCATTAGAATTATTTAAAATTGCTTCCCAATAATATGATTTAGCATTCCATCCACTCTCTTGCACCCTTATTGTATTTTTATCAATAACTTGTCTTACAACAGCACAATGTCCATAAACTCCATTGTCCCATACAATAACCGAGTTTACTTTTGGAGTATTACCTACTTCTAATTTTTGGCTTTTTGCTATTTCACATAATCTTCGTGCATCTACACTCGCTAATAATTCACAATGATAATTTCCAGCAGCTCTATTAAATTCTCCTACTGCATACCCTACACAATTTGGTAATACATTCATATTATCATTGCGAGGAATATTTTCTGTATTACCTAATCTGCAGGGATTATGTCCCCCATAACCCCTCGCACATAAATAAGTATCTCTTGCCATATAATCACCTTATTTTATTTTACCACAATTTATACAATAAACAGGATTATGATCATAATCCCATACATGAAAGCCAAGTAAACAAGCAATTTTAATATTTCTTGTACCTGTATATTCTTTCACTATTTTTCTTTTATTATTTACTGACATTTTCTACCACTTCCTTATTTTGATTATTTATATTATGATTTCTAATATTTGTATATTCATTTGTAATAATACCTAATATATAAGCTACAATTGCAGCAACCACTAATCCCATTATTTTATTTTGAAGTTTTAAGGCTTTATTGGCTTCTGCATTTTCTAGTTTGTTTATTTTTAAATCAGTTTCTTTCTTGTAAGTTTCAAATTTTTCTCTTTCGTTATCTAAATCGGTTTCTAAATCTTCAATGCGTTTTTTATCTACTGCATTACTGCTTATTTTTTCTACATTTTCACATAATCGGTTTAAAATAGGCTCAAACTTTGCTATTTCGGTTAAAATTTTTACTTGCTGTTCATTTAGCGATTTAATCTCTGCATCGTATTTTTTTTCAAATTTATCTAGTCGCTCATTTATTAATTTTTCTTGTTCTGTCATATATTATTCCTATGATTATTTTAAATATTCAAACGTTACATATAAATCTGAAACACCTGATCCAGCTTGTCCTGTACCTAGATTTAAAATAAAATCACCTGTTGTTTTATCAAAATCATATAATCCAATTCCCCATGCTGTCATATTACTTGGGTGAACCATTGGTATAATAATTTCTATATTTGTATTACCTGTTCTTGTTCCTCTTGCTCTCATATCTAAAAGCATATCACAATCAGTAATTCCAGAACTTTTTGAACCAGCAGAAGCAGTAGCAAAATAAACAACATTTCTATATATGTCTTTAAATACGCCTGGACTAACTTCGAATTTCATACCTGTATTTACTTCGCCTAATGAAAATTTACCCATATTTTCAACTGAACTAGCAGAAGCTAAACCTAAATCACTTGAAGATTTATCACCAGTTAAAGTTATTCCATTTATTTGAGGTTGATTAGATAAACTATTATAATCACTTACTCCAAAAGATTTTAATATTAAATTAGTTCCATTATAAACGAAATAGTATTGACCTTCAAAACCTACTGCACTTATAGAATTTCCATCCTCATCTTTTACTGCATAAGTTGTATCGCCAATTTTTATTGATGCATTACCACTTGGATTTGTACTTGCTTCTATTTCTAATGGAATTATACTTCCAACAATTAAAGTTCCTTCATATCCAGAAAATTCCCATATATCATTATTAGAAGATAATTTTGTGTACATACTCATTTGATTTACTGCATTTTTAATAGAATTCATATCAGTGTCATTTACTTTATTTTTATCTGGTATTGTATTATTAGAATGCAATGCTTCTTTATTTGTATAATTTAATCTCATTTTTTATTCTCCTATCTCTATGTTTTGATTTATTGTATAAATTTGATTATCTTCTAAATCATCACAATTTATTGTTAAATAGTCTATATTCAAATCGTTAGAACATATTACTATTTCTTTTAATCCATGTGTTTTATAAATAACAAATTCTATATTTGCTACACCATCAGTTATAGTTATGTTGTCTATGTTTTTTGTTTCAATTGTGAAATCATCATATATAAGTTTATATTTTGCTATTTTCTTACTTTCATAATCTAAATCATCACTTATTGAAGCATTGAATTGCTTTGATGCTTCCATATTTTGAATTGTTCCATCGTTTTTGTCATTAATATATAAATAATTTGTTATATTTAAGAACAATTGTTCATATATATTTTTTTCAAAAACTTCTTGGTTTTCACTTATAACATTATTTGTTTCTCCTATAAGTTCTTCTTTATTAATTTCTATTCCATTTAATAATGTATTAGGAACTTCTAATGTGAAAATAGTTTTATTACCTATTATATTTTTATTGTAAAGAGTATTTGAAAATAAAATATCATGTGTTTTTGATAATCTTATTCTATTACCTCTCATACTATTCAAATCTTGGTAAGGTTGTCCGTTATAAGTATTTCTATTATATATATCTTTAAATAATTCTATTTTACTTCCTATTAATATGCCTATGCTATATACATCTTTTATATTAGAAATAATACAAGCATTAAAACTTGGTATTGCTCCTACTGGCATTGAAGTTCCTATTGCTACTGGATCATCTTCTGTTCTATCTTCATAATGTGCCACATTTATTGTTGCCATTAATCCTGGCATTTTAGAATAAATAGCATAAACTTCATTATTTTTTATTTCCATGCCTACATGAAGATTTGATGAATAATAACCTGCTGTTTCGTTTATTAATGTTTCATTAACCCAAACACCTTCTACATAAACATATTTTGTAAAATAAACTTTAAATTCATTATCTTCACTACATAAATCAATAGAATACATTTCATCAAAATTTAAAACAACAGCTTTAAATTCAATTTTATTTTCATATGATCCAATTACATAGCATTCACTCATATATGGACTTGCATTACTTCCTCGTATAGCACAAGTTCTTAATTGTCCGTTATTAACTTGATTTCCTATAATAGTAAATCCTACACTATCTTCACTAAAACTAGCATAGATATCATTTACTAAAAACTGTGGATAATCACTTTGTGTCATATCGTACCATTCATTAGGTTGTCCTACTTCTATTTTAAGATATGTTGCGATAAATGTCAAATCATTGAATTGACTTATTATCATATATTTACCCTCTCGTGAGGCTTTTTTCATTATATAACTATCTGCTGATTTTATACTATCTGGTAGCATATATGATTTTCTTAATCTTATATAATATTCTTCATTTTCTTTTTTTGCTAGTATGTTATTTAATAGAACTAATCTTCTTCCGTTTGCACTGTCTTCTATTCCATAAAATCTATTTTCATCATCTATAAATAAATTAATGAAATCACCCAATTGAGTTCCACTTTCATATTCTTCAATAATTTGAATAACATTGCAATGATCATCACATACTATAAAATATTCTTTTTCATTTACATAATCTCTTGCAAAGGCAAGTCTTAAATCATTTAATGCAATAATCCCTTTTAATGTTGCATTTAATTGACTTAACCTAAAATCTAAATCAGAGTTTTGTTCTTCTACATAATCAATAATACTTTTATTAGGATTAGGTGCTTGTTCTGTATAATTACCTGTTATATATTCTAATACTTTGCTTTTATAATCATTTGTAATCATATTTCCTCCTAATCTATAAATGGAGAGTTTAATTCACAATTTAATACATTATCGCCATAAAACTCTTCTTTTGTTTTTGTTAAATTAATAAAATCAATGTTTATATCATTATTAATAAAAATATTTCTTGATATTGTTTCTTCTTTATTTAGATTTCCTTCATTTTTTCTTCTTTGGTTATCAAAATAATTTATAGCATTTTCACTATCAAAATTACTTGATAATGTGAAAGTATAGAATATATGTCTTTCACTTCCATTTTGAATTATGTCGATTACTTTTGTCTTAACCATATAATCAACTGCTAATTCTTCTAAATCTATATTAAAATGTGTCTTATCACCGATATTAAATAAATCTTTATTTTCAGTTTTTATGACAAGACTTATTTCTTTACTTCCTTTATACTGTAAATATGTATTAGCAACTTTTAATAAATCCTCTTGTGTTGCTAAATCGTTTCTTCTTTCATATCTACTTATTATTCCATCTCGACCTGTTTGTGTATTAATACGAGAAATTTCCTCTATATTAGAGGCTTCCATTCTTCCTTTTATAACAGGTTTATATTGAACTTCTATTTCTATATTAGGATTATATTCTTCTTCACTTTCTAATACATTTGTTCCAGGAGTATAATAGAAATCTGCAACAATTCCCAATTCTTTATCTTGTTTTGTTGCAAACGTACATTCATCTCCCTCAACATATATACTTTCAATTTCAGCAATTAATTGAGTTGTATTGAATTGTTTATCATATCCATTTGAAATTATTGTATCTATTTGGCTTACATTTCCTATAATACTATCACTTAAAATAATTTGTTTATTTCTATAATCGTTAGTAGAATAAGAATAATTCATATCAACAATATTGTTTTTTTCAATATATTCTTTTGTATATTCAATATCTGCTTTTCTTGGTAGACTATCTACATCATAAAAATCAACAATTATTGTATTCTCATCTTTTAGTCTTGTAAACCATTTGCAATTAGCAATTTCACAAATATATTGGAATACATCGTAAGCTGTCTTTTCTAACGTAGAATAAGCATAAATCTTATCATCTTTATTACTTAATTCTATCTCACCTACTTCTACTCCATATTCGCTTATACTATCTACCACCATATTAATTGCTTCTTCTATTGTTTTATCATCTATTACGAAATCTAATGTTTTACCTTCACTTAATAAACATTTATAATCTAATATTTGTAAATCACAATATTTAGGAGCATATGGATTTAATTTAATCTTTCCTGTATTTTTTACTACTCCACAAAACTTTAATTCATTATTGTATAAAATCTTACATTGTGAATAATCTTTTGGAAAGTAAAAATTATTTACATAATCCTTTGTTAATTCCCAACTTTTAGGGAAACAATTTTTAAGGATGGTAGAAGAAGTTGAAAGCATTTCTTCTTTAATTTGAATATTATTACTGCATACAACTTCTTCATTATTAATGTACATTTCTAACATTAATATACACCCCCATAACTATAATCATTTTTAGATCCACCACTATAAGTTTTTATATTATTAACAACTTGTCCTAGAGCATCCATTTCCATATTATTATAGATTTTTATTATTGGTTGAGAATTTGAATTCATACTTGCCATTGTACTTTGATTTATTCCATTTGCAAAAGGGTTGAATTTCTTAGGAACTACTGCTTCACCCTCATGTATCATCGCAAGTGTATCTTGTGGTACATAATTTGTTCCAACATTTAATTTTGGTATTTCTTTAAGACTAAATCCATACCCACCAACACCTGGTACCCAATCAGGTATTTTTATTTTATTTATTCCTTTTATAAATGTATTTAATGCACCTATGATCCAATTTATTGGTGTTTTAATTACATTTGCTATTGCAGTTCCTATATTTGCAAAGAAATTCTTTATATTTGTACCTATATTAACTAATGTATCTTTAAAACTTACAAATTTTTCTACTATCCAATTTATTGCTATTTCAAAACCTTTTATAGTATATTCAAATGCAAGTTTTATGCCTTCCCACATTCCAATAAAGAAGTTTCTAAAGCCTTCGCAATGGTTCCATAAATAAGTAAATGCTACTACTAAACCTGCTAATGCAGCAACTATTAAACCAATAGGATTTGCTGTCATTGCAACCCACAGAGCATTAAATAACCCTGCAATTTTTCCTATAAGCATCATTCCACCAAGAATACTTATAAATGTTAATATAGGAGCTCCTATTGCAATAATAAGGTCTTTATTTTGTGTCATCCAATCAAACATATCTGTTAATGCTGGAATAATTGACTTTAAAGCACCGAATAATTCTTCACTTATTGCTCCTGCAAATACACCAGCACTTTCTTGAAGGTTAGACATTGCCCCATTAAATGTCTTACTTTGGTTTTCCATAGCACCATAATATTTTCCACCCTCTTTTGAGGCTTTGCTTAGTGCTTTGCTTAACATTTCATAAGATACATCTAATTCTGAGGCTTCTTCTCGTGTGACACCCATGCTATCTGCAAGCAAACCATATATATCAATTCCAGCAAATGCAAATTGTTTAATATCTAATGCACTTGCTTTTCCTACGTTTTTAATTTGTTGCAAATTAACTGCCATTCGAGAAAGTTCTTCATTTCCACCACCACTTGCTGCGATGGCATCTCCTAATGCTAATATATCATTTCTTGCTTGTTCTGCACTTAATCCAGTAGAAAGCAATAAACTTTCAGCTTCGGTTAAACTAGAAACTTCAAATGGTGTTGTTAAGGCATCTTGTTTTATTTGATTAAGAATATCGTTTGCTTTTTCAAAACTTCCAGTAAGAGTTGTTAATCGTGTTAAATAACCCTCTATTTCAGCATTGTATTGTACGCCACTTTTTAAAAGTTTTGCTGTCATAGCAGTTGCAGCAGCAGCAATTCCAGCGAATGCTATTTCGCCTTTTTTCTTGGTTGCTTCAAACTCTCGTTGTATTTTCTTTTGTTCTTCTTCTGCTTGACTTGCATCGCCTTTAAATTTGATTAAAATCTCTGCATTATTCATAATATTCTCCTTTCCGTTAAAAATAAAAGAGTAGGAATTTTACCTCCTACTCCCAAAGGATTTATGCAGATGCTACTTCTGTTCCTTTTCCATTGAAGTTAACAGTTATTGCAAATTCTGCAACATCTTCGGCTGCTCCTCCAATTTTTTCAAGTGAATAACTTACAGGAACTTGATATGTAGTATATTCTAATACTGCATTAGTCACATCTGTAAGTAAATCAAATTGAATTAATTTATTATTGAATTGTGCGATTTCACCAGTTGAGATTAATGTATGAACATCATCTAATACTGATAAAATTGCTTCATTGTTTAAATCTATTTTAATTGTACCTTCAATACTCATTGCAACTCCTGTTTTAATTGCTCTTTGAATTGCATCGCAGAATGTATAGAAAGTTTGTTCATCAAAATCTATATTTAATGCTAATTCAGTTGCAGTACACATAGCAGTGAAAACTGGATTATCACTTGTCGCTGTATTGAAAGCAAAATTCTTTATTACTTCTCTATTATTTACAAAATAATTCATAATATTCCTCCCTATGCAATTCTATTTACTATACATTGAAGTGTCGCAGTGTATGAAACTCTACGAATGTCCTCATATGCAATAGTTCTAGGATTTGCAAATTGTTTTACTAATATTTGCCATTTTTCAGTTTTTTTGTCATTAAGCCAATCGAAGATTATATTTTTACCAATTAAATTGCCTATTTCTATACTTATGTCTTTTGCTTCTTTAATGTTATCTCCAAATATATCTATTGTGTAATAATTATAAATTGGCTCTCCATCAAAGAAGATTTCTTTTTGTCCACTTGTTTCCTGTACTACAATAACTTTTGTATCATTCTTATTTGTTGAATATTCGGCTTTTATTTTATAATCATTTATAATACTACCTAAATAACCTATTAATACAGCATTTTTGTTTTTTATGTCTTGTTCACTCATTATAAACTCCTTAACGATTTAATAACGGCATATTGTAAAATTCCAGCACCATTTCTTTCAAATACATTGTAATACCATTGTGGAACTGTACTAGGGTTAGTCCAATTAACATTTTTGTAATCCCATACTCTCTTGGCATAGGCAACTCCACTTCCTAGTCCATATTCTTTATTACTACCCGTAATAGGTTGAGCTATTTCTTGTCGCTCCAATTCCCCAGTTAATCTAGGAAATGCTCCCATTGATTTTGCCATTTCTCGAGTATATAAAGCACAATTATAAACTGCTCTATCTTCAAATTGATGTATTTGTTCTTCTGGCAACCCTTTAATTATTTTTACTTCTATATCCATTATTTTACTGCTAATATTAAATTGGCAATTTTATTCCAAATCCAATTGTCATGAACTTTTAATATTGAGAATGTTTTTCCATTAACAATAAGTTGATCGCCTTCTTCAACAGGAGTATTTCTTTTTACTATAAAATACCCTGTTGCTTCTGGCACTGTATATACTCCAAACTTAACTGTTGCATCGACATTATAAGGACATACCTTTATATCAATTTCAGTTTTGTCTTGGTCATCATATATACTATTGTTTGTTCCTCTATTGTTTTGAATTAATTTTGCTTTAATTCCATTAACATTAAACATATTATTCACCAAATGGAATATTCATTCCCATATTATAACAAATAGGATTTCCTCTATATAGATAACCATTAGGATGAGAACTATCACCATTTGCTAACATTCTCAAAGCATAAGTAGAAATATCAGTAATTAAATCACTTGTCATTTCTCCTGCTTTTATAACTCCTCGATTATCTAGTTCTGGTATTTCATATTCTAATATAAATCTTAATTGCTCTAAACTTGCATTTTTAATGGCTTCTGGTACTGTATCTTTGTTCCAACTTGGATCACGATATCTTGCACCTACTTGATTATATATCAATGCACTAGCAACCTCGATTTTATATAAATCTTGGTTGTCTAGTGTTGTATGATATTTATTTTCATATTCTTCTTTTGTAAAGAAAGTCATAATAGACCTCCTTTCTTACTATGCAGATACTTCTTCTACTAAACGGATAATAGCTTCAGGTCTTACAACTTCAGCACCGAATGATTGAGTACCTTCCATTACATAGTATCCTGGATATCCTTGTGGAGAATTATGTTGTACAAATTGTGACATAAATGTATCACCTACAACTGCAATTGGATTAAAGAAATATCCAATTGTTCCATCAAGAACATTGTCATTAATTTCAAATGCAGATACACCATAAGCAACTGCGATGTCACCCATATCTACACCTTCACGACCTGCTAATGTTTCAAATTTTAATACAGAAGTTAAAGCACTTACATATTTAGCATATTCAGTTGCTCCTAAACCAATTCTATAATCTCTTGTAATTTTCTTGTTGAATAATTTTGCTCTTAAATCATTTAATAAATTAATATAATCTTCTGCTGTTTGTGGAGCCCATTCTACTTCTTCAATATTTACATTAGCATTTAATTTTCCATATCCATATTCATCAATTTTTTCAGCAATAGCACTATCTTGTAAATCTGCTGCATCTTCAACTGCATTAGTGATATCACTTCCTGTAATCATTAATGGAACACGAATTGAATAATCCATATTTAATTCAGTTAAATCAACCATAGTTCTACCATATGTAACTAATGATGGTGTTAATTGACTTTGAATTTCTTTTGTTTCTCTTACATTAACTGATAAAGCATTTGTTTTTGCAATTTCAATAACAGGTGCTCCAGTTTGTCTTAAATCTCCTATATATGCAGGGTTTAAGAATTTATAAAATGTTGATTGGTATAAAATACTATCATATACTCTTTTAGCGAATGCTTGTAAATCTAAATTTAATTCACTATACATATTATTTCCTCCTATTTAATTACTATATCTTTTATTCTTCGTGAAACTTTAATATTTGGAGTTTTCACAATTTCTCCATTTCCACTTAGTTTTGTTTCGTTAGGTACTTCAACAGTTTTAGGTGCTTCAGGGAAATATGTTGCTTTGTATTTTTCTTTAATCATACTTATTGCCTTAGCATCATCTTCTTCATCTTTATATAAAGAATTTCTTAAAGCACTTATTTCATCAATACTATCTTCTTTGAAACCTTGACCTATAATTTTTACTGATAAACTAAGTTTCTTTTTTTCATTAGTAAGTTCTGTATTTCGTGCTTCTATATCATTGTAAGACTTTTCAAGCTTGTTGTATTTTTCTTCAAGTGCTGAGTAGTTGGTTGTTGCTTCTGTTCTTACTTGTTGTCTTGCATTTTCAACTTCTTCACTAGATACATATCCCTTTCTAATATCTTTTTCAAGTTTTTCGATGTCAAAATCATCTGTGGAAACTTGAAGTTCCTTGTTTTTTAGATATTTTGTTATATCCATTCTTTTCCTCCTATTTGTCGACATATTTGGAAGTGCAATCCCTACTTAAAGTTTAAAGACATTCAAGCAGGGTTGCTGGTCTTTGCTTTATCTATTTATTGCTACTACTTGTTTTTGTAATTCAGTAGTAGGTAAAGCCTCTTTTAATTCTCGTATTTCTTTATTAATACGATTTCTTGTTTGATTAAGTTTATCAACTTCATCTTGATTTCCTAATCTTTTTTGAATTCTCATATCGCTTAATACTTCTTCTTTTCTTAAAGTCAATGTATTAACTTTTTGCCTTATATGGTATTGTTCTTCTATTTTTCCCATTTCTAATTGTCCTAGTTTTTTTCCACTGTAAAATGTTAATTCACATTTACAATTTGGATGTAATATATCTCCTTCGATTTCTTCATCTACACCTACTAGATCAATTGCTTCCTTTTTTGTCATAACTTTATTTTGGTGTTCCGCACAGTGTGGACAACTAAAATTATGAAATGGAATATAAAATAGTTGATTTTCATCACCATCGTTTAAGGTTTCATTCCAACCACTTCGAGTTAAATTTGTATTATGTATCATGGAATTGTATGTACTAGGTTGTACATATCTTATTAATTCTCCTGTTGATTTTGAATAATAAGGAACTATTTGATTGTCATATCTTTTAACTTTTAATTTTAAATATTCTTCTTTATCAGTTTTATAAGCATATGAATTTAAACTTGTTGTATATTCCTTTGTTTTTACTTTTTGGAATTTCTTGTCAGTTTTCATTATCAATAATAATGGTGCTAACTTGAATATTCCTTTTGTAAGTTCTTTAACAGGTTTTTCTTTATGTAGGTTTTTTTCATATATATACGCCTGATATTCAATAATTTGTTCTTCCAAGTACGAATAGTCTATCTTTCCCCAAATCTTCTTTAATTCGGCTTTAAAATAATTTAAATCCTTACCTTCATCTAAACATTTAAAAAATAGTTCTTTTGTTTTATTTTGTAATAATACATAATTGTAATTTACTTCGAATACTAAGTCTGCAATACTAGAATTCTTCATATTCTAATTTTAAATCTTCTTTCTCTTTGTCGAATTCCTTTACTAGATTTTCGACATCGGTTTTTTCATCTATTAATTTATTTAATAATGGTGTTAATACTTTTGCTTTTTCTATATAAGGTATTGCCATTATGGAATTAATTTGTTTTAATGTATTTATTTTCTTAGCATCATCTAATTTCTCATTATCTCCATAATCCCATACTAAATTAGTAGGAATTCTATTTTCTTTAATGTTTAATAATTCTTGTAATTTGATAATGTTTTCTATTAAATGATTAACTTGTGGTTCTATTTGCTTTTTAATAGCTTCAATTGTCATTTCAGTTAAGTTCATGCTTAAATCTACACTTGCAACATTTTGATATTTGTCTTTTTCATAACCAAAACTTGCTGGACTTAGATTTGCTAATTGTATGATTTGATAATCACAGAACTTAAATGCTTCAATATATTTGTCAATTCTATAATTGCCTTGTAAATATTCAAATACACTGTGTTCTTTATCTCCAGGTAATAAAGTAAAGAAATCTTGCATTCCTGCAACCGATATTGTTTGTACGTTATACATATTCATATCTGGTTGCCATTGATTATAGATATCTCCACTTTGATAATGTTGTGTTGTGGCAATTCGAGTTTCAGTTTTAACTCTTTCTTTTGCCATTGTATTAAAGATTTCCATTTCTTCGTTCAAGAACTTTTTACTATGTTTGAAGAAATCTTGACCGATATCTACATTTATTAGAACTTCATAAGGTAATGAATAAACTCTCTTATAATCTGTATCCATTGCTTTATTAAATTGGTCTATTGATATTTCAAACCATTTATCACTTTTTTTCTCTTTTCTTAATGCAGAGAATTGCATTTCAGTTGATCCATTGATAATTTCAATGTGTCTTTTTAATTGGTAATCATAATCTTTATCTTCATAATCTTGAATTATGTCGCAACTCTTAATCTTATCGTATGCTTGAACTAAGTTAAAAATTTCACATTTTTTAATACATTCTAGGTATATTTCATTTTCAAAACTATGTATATAAATAAAGCTTTCTTTTTCATATACACTTAATTCTAATGCTTCACCTAGTGCTGGCATTAACCAATTAATATTTAATCCTTCCGTTTGTGTTAGTAAATCACTACCAAATAATTGATTTCGTATGTATGTACCTATTTTCTTTGCACTTGGTGCTAGTACATATTCATCTCTTTCAACTATATTTGGTTTTCCATTTGTTGTTCCAGGACTTACTACTTTAACCTTTACACTAATATAAGGTGCTTGAAAGGGATTTGCTTGTCTTATCTTTCCTAACATAATCTCCTCCTAATATTCCACTTTAACAATTGGAACACCTTTTTCAGATACTACTCCCCAATAAGTTTGCTTTGTTTTCTCATCATTTTTTAGTATTGAAACAGGTTTTACAACTACACCTGCAACAAAGTTTCCAAATAATAACTTTTTATTATATACTTTTATTGCATAGGTATTATCAGCAGGAGCTTCGTTCTCACTGATCCATAAAGTTTTTATTTTTACTCCGTTATAGTACAAGTGAAGTTTCCATTTTCTATGGTTCCATTTTTCTTTTAGTTTTCTTATCATATTTCCTCCAACAAAAAAACATAGGGTTTTTCTCTACCCTATGCTTCCAGTTGCTTTCCAACTCACTTGCACTTCTTACTATAATAATATCACTTTTTTAAATATTTGTCAAATTATCAAAAAAGAGAGTTTTTACTCTCCTTTATTTGAACTTAGAAATGTCACTTTTTCAGCAATTAACTCTATTACATAACCACTTGCCATTTGTGTGCTTTGTAATCTTCCTTTAATCCCTATTAAATCGGATTTCTTTACATATTCGCAAGTATTTTCTGCAACTCCACCAAAAAGTCTTACTGGTATAAAGTCTGTTTCATATTCACCATTTTCGTTTTTATAACTTCTTGGTACTGCTAGAGTAAGCATTGCTCCTTTATAAGTTTTTTGTGGTTGGTCTACTAATCTACCAACTAATACTGTTTGATAGGTATTTCTCTTACCTACAATTATATTATAACATTATAATACTATAAAGTCAACATTTTTTATGCTTTTTCTATAATTATTTTTTTATCTTTTACAACTAATTTGATTTCAGTATTTTCAAAGTCTACTTGATCCACCATTTCCTTTGGTATAGTTATATAGTAGCAATTAAGCTTTTTTTCGCCTTTGCTAGTATGGTAATACATTTTATTTAATTTCGCCATTCTACACCTCCCAATAATTACATATTGATTTACCAGAACAGTCCCATGTATCTATCAATGATCCATTTGCTACACAAGTTAAATGTCCTGCTACACTTATTATTCCTATAAAGTCTGGTCTTTCTTCTACAAATTCTCTTATAGTATATCTCTTACCATTTTCCTTTCTTGGCATTTTTTGTTTTTCTAATCCTTTGCTTTTTAAATATGCTTCATATAATAGTTTTGAATTCGGCATCATACATTTTTTTAAACCTAATTCGCATAACTCCATATAAGTTAATTCCCAACTTTGATTTAGTACAGTACATATTGCTCTTACTACACAGTCGCCTTCCCTTTTCCATTTTTTAGGGTTGGCATTGTAATATTTAATTTTCATCTAAATAGTATTCTTCTAATTTTTCTATAATTTCTTCTATACTTACTAAATCTTTACTTGGAAATATTTTCTTTAATATTTCATTATCTCTTATATCTACTTTTATCATTTTATTATCCTTTCTTTCCCCTCATAAGAGGAGAAGAACTATTCGCCTAGTTCTTCAAGTTCTTTTTTTAATTCTTTTATTTTTTCGTAAGTTTCGTTATAACTTTTTCTATCTTCTTCTGTCCAATGGTCTATCATGTCTATATAGAAAAGGTCTTTTTCAAGTTCTTGAATTTCTTTTTCTAATTGTTCTTTTCTTTCCATGTCCTTTCCTTCCTTTCTATATACATTATACCATTATAATATTATAATGTCAATAAAAAAATGAAAAAAAGAGAAAGTTTTTTATTCTTTCTCTTTATTACCTTTAAATATATAATGGTCTTTATAAATATGGTATATTTCTACTTCGTGGCACGATCTACATGGAATAATTATTTCCAGTGGTTTAGATAGTTCTACTCCCATTTTTTCTAATTGTTCTACTATTTCATCATAATTGACTTTACACAAAAATCTTTTTGTTTTCTTACATTTAACTTCCATACTTCTCCTATACAATAGGACATCTACCTGTTAAACTAAATTCTATTATTATGTACCTTATTCCATCTACATAATGGTCAAATTCTTTTACATAACAGTTAATCCCCTCTTTTTCACTCTTTAACTTGTCATAGTGATAACTTTCTAGTTCTTCTAGTCCTATATCATGCCCACCATAAACTGGTGTACCATCGGCTTGAAAATACCTAATATGAGGCATATCTACCATTACTAATATTTCTTTATAAAATAAACTTTGCATTAATTGAACTGATTTATCTACTGTAATATTGTTCTTTTTTGCTAATTCATGTCTTATTCCATCTACTGTTAAACGATTATCAAAATGTGCTGCTTCACTATCTATTACTAATGTATTTACTTTTATACCTACATATTTTTTATGTAAATAATTAATAAACATTTTTAATTGATTTGAATAATACTCGGTTGTTGGTGTATCTCCCTCAACCTTTGGATCATGATAGTATTTATCTATCAATAATAATTCCCATCTTCTTGTTTTAATGTTTTGTGCTAGTGCTATTGCTCCAAAAGTGGTTGCATTTACACTACCATAGTCGCACCCTATACCTATTTCACGAATAATATAATTTTCTTTTAGTTCTTGTTCACTTATTCGTTTTATTTTAGTAAATACCTTACCTTCTGCAACTACCCATTTATTATAGACTTTTTGCTCTCTTAAGCTTCCAGGAGGGAATGTTTCAATTGCTTGTCTAATTTTCTCTGGTGTATCTAATACTGGATTATCAAAAGGGAAGAAAATATATTGTTTCCAATTAGGCTTATTATCTATATAATTCTTCTTATATGGATGATTTTCTCCACCCTCTACATTATAACTATCTATACGTTTAAAATATGGATGACCTGCAAACGACATTTGTCTTCCAGGTATTTCATCAAATGTTTCTCTTAATTGACTACTACTATATATTCGTGCAGCTTCATCTACCCATACGAATATAAGTGGCTTACCTAAGATTTTATTAAATGCTAGATAAGTATTAAATCCAAAGAAGAAAAACTTTACTCCATATATTTTTAGATATTTTTCATTATTTCCAAACTTTAATGTATAATCTTTATCTTTTTTTAAATGATATTCATTTTCTAATATCTCAGTTAAATTCTCAACAATATTTCCATTAAGTGTATCAGTAGTCCAACCTATTATTGCTCCATAATATTTTCTTGGAATATATAAAGGGTTTTGTCTTTGTTCTTTTTCATATTTTCTAAGTTCTTGTGCATAATTGATTAATGCTCCACAAATATCATAAGTTTTTCCAGACTGTGTACTTCCCTCTACACTTAAATAAGGAACATTCGGTGCTACAATGTCTTTATATAGATTTATTTGTTTCTTCGATAATATCATCTGCAACAACTCCTTTTTCTTGTGCAGTGATTTCTTTTATTCTTTTTTTATTTTTTGCTATTTTCTTAGTTGTTTCTTGTTGGCATCCACAACCATTAATATCTTGTAATATTAATTCTTTATTTTCTAATTCTAGTTTGGTTTTTTCATCTACTACTTTTCCATTACTATTTTTTATTAAATAGTTTTTACCTAATTTTATGAATTCCATTATAATTCCTCCAATTCTATTACTACATAATCTTCTTTATCTTCTATATATTTATGTACTATTTCTTGTATATATTTTACGTTGTCATCAGGTATTCTTTTAGATCGTACTAAACCATCAATAATATTCTTAGGTAGTCTACCATCTAAATCGGCAACTTTGCTTTTCATATGCCAATAAAAAGTTAATTTAATAGGAAATTTCTTTATTACTGGTATTTTAGAAAATGCTAATGCAGACAACTCTGTTTCTTTTTGTTTTAATTTATTTGCTATATGATAATTAGTTCTACATTTATTTATGTATGAATTAATACTCTCAAACTTATATTTTATAGTTAATATCATATTTTTTTACCTTCTTGTTATTTCTCTCGAAGTTTATATATTTTATATTAAGCAACCCTTTTTCCTTATGCCAAACAAATGTTTGATATTTTTGTGTTGCTCCTATAAATCTCTCACTATAATGCCATTGGTCTGTTCCTGTTGGACTTCCTACTCGGCGAGTTATCATTCCACTATCATCATCTACAACCATTTCTTTATGTAAATGTCCTAAATGTAATTCCCTATAAATAGTCTTACCCCATTCTTCATAGAATTCAACTGGAATAGATTTTATTAATCGTTTTAAATTAACATCCCCATGCGAGAAGAATATTCCACATTTTCCCCATATATAACTTTGAACATCTTTATAGTCATTACTAAATGTTATGTTTTTAAAATCTTTGAAATAGCAGCTTAATGCTATATATAAATAGAACGATGCCATTTTATCGTGATTACCACTTTGTAATCTTACATCTATTTTATTGAATTTAGAACTTAAACCTAAAATCATTTGAGTATATAATTTAAGACCTATATTAAATAGTTTTTGCCATCTTAAATCATTTGTTTGTGGTGTTCCTTTTGTTGTTGTACTATCTACTGTATCACTATTAAAGAAGTCATTTCCAATACATAATAGACAAGTTCCACATTTTTCTACTTCTTGTTGCTCGATTATTTCTTGATATATAGTATTAAATCTTTCTTGTGCTATATCTTTGTCATAATCTTGTCCTGTTTCACCACTCCAAGCCATTTTACCTAAATGTAATTCCATACCTGTTAGTTCTAATAATTTGTCATTATTTAGATTTTTATTTGGCTTATATTCTACTTTTAATGGTTTTATTTTTTCACTAAATACATCCATTGCAATATTTACATATTCTTCTGGAGATAAGTTTATTTCTTTTCTTGGTTTGATTTTTGCTCTTATTGTACTACATATTCTATTTTCTTTTTCTTCTCCAATAGCAACTTCCCATTTCCCAAAAGTCCAACTTACTACTTCCCAAGTCTTTTTATCATAACCAAACTTTTCTAATATAGTATCTGGTGTCTTTTGTTCTTCTCTATCAAACCATATTTTTTTACATAAGTCTATTGATCCATCGTTGTTGTGAGTTTCATATTCCTCGTTTGTTATTTGCCCTCTGTCTGTGCTTCCTCTTTCATAACGATGTCTACAAGCCTCACCTGTAAGATTTACTCCATATTCTCTATTTATTATTTCACTTATTTCTCTCCAAGTATATTTGCCTTGTTCTTTTAGTTCTTTAATTCTACTATTCATTAGTCCTCCTCATACATAACTTTTTCTAAATTAGAATTATCTACAATGTTGATTTGAACATTTGGTGTTTCTCTATTTTCTTCTTCATCCATTTCTCCAACCATTTTTGCTATTAGTTCGAATGCTTTTGGATTTCCACCTTTATTTTTGTCAATAGCATTAGCAATTAATCCTAAAGAAATTAATTCTCCATAATTTTTTCCTTTTGAATTTGTACTATCTAATAATATTTCTAGTTCTTTTCTTAATCGTTTCTTTTCTCTTTTTGCTTCTCCACTAGCAATTCCTCCCATTCTTGCAATTTCAACCTGTTTTTCACCTGCTTTGAATTGGGTGGCTTCACTATTAGGTACTACACTTGCCACTCTATCACCCTCTTTTTAACAAAAAAACTCACTATAAGAAGTGAGTGCATAATCAATATGGAGCGATAGGGTAGGATTTGAACCTCCATCTCTCTACTAAGTAGAGCATTTTAAGCCTTTAAACTACTATCGCATTTACATACTTATTATACACCTATTTAGTTATTTTGTCAAATTATGTCTTTCTTGTTGAGATATTTTCTCTCCTTTATACATTCCAGCATTTAATTCATCTATTTTACTAAATGGAATAATAGGAACTGTTAGTTTATCTTTGCAAGTTTTATCTATAAAGTATAAATATCTTAGTTGATAACCTTTAATTGGTTCTGCTCCTGTTATTTCTATATATTTTTTTAAACTATATGATCCACCACTTACATCGTATAAACATTTACCACCTAGTTCTGGTCTAGGTTGCTTAGGACTACTTTGTATTGTTAGTTGGTGTATTACTTCCCCACTAGGTAGTCTATATAATGCTTCGTTTTCTTTTATCATTGTAAGAACAAATCCACTAGCTCTATATATTGTTCCATCTCCACATTGACAACCATCAGCAAATGAAATAATCCATTTTACATGTGGTGCATTTTTCTTTATTAATTTAATAGCATAACTTATACATCTACTTTCGCTATTTCTAGGTAAGTAATCATCAAATGCCATTCTATTTAATTCTAAAAAATCATTCCATTTAGTACCTTCAACTAATCCTATTATTTTTGATTTATCTAACGAACAACCGAAACTCATTACTCCATGTAATTTTCCATCTAGGAATGCTCCAAAGTGTATTTTACTATTATTTACTACTTTACCAGAATAATGATGTTTTCTAACAAAATCATTTGCTATACTGCTAGGAATAACTTTTACAATAATTTCTTTTGCTCTGCCCATTGATATATTCCTTCAAATAATGCATTTGATTTTTTATTATGGTTTCCAAAATCATGCTCTATTAGGTTATTTTCTTCTACATAATCTATCACTGCCATAGCAATTTGATATTGTTCTTCGTTTAATGATAATGTTATTGTTCTAGTTAAAGGTGTTTCTTGGTCGCTTATAGAAAATTCTTCTCCAAATTGTTCCTCATTTATTTCATTTTCTATAAAACCAAATTGTTCCATATCTATATCTAATTCAGTTAGTTCTTTATCTAACATATTGAAATCCCACTCGGCGATTTCACTTACTTTGTTATCTGCTAATCTAAATGCTTTTATTTGTTCTTCATTTAGATCATCTGCCATAATTGTTGGCACTTCGGTCATACCTAACTCAATTGCAGCTTTTAGTCTAGTATGTCCCGCAATAATAACCCCCCCCCGCATCGATTATGATAGGGTTTTTGAAACCGAACTCTTTTATTGAGTTTTTTACATACTGTACTGCACTATCATTTTTTCTTGGATTATTCCAATAAGGTTTTAACTCATCAATTTTCTTATATACTATTTGCATACTATTTTCCTTTCTTTTTAGGTGCTACCTTTGGAATTTTTTTGTTACCTGTTTCCTTATTCCAATGTGCTACCATCTTTGCTCCTAATTTGTCTTTATTTGCATTAAAATATTTTCTTTGTGCTTCACTTTTATATGGCATATCTACACCTCATAACTACTTTTATCAGGTAGTTTCCTTTCTAAAAAATCTAATAATTTAGTTTTTGTTAATTCGTAGTTGTCTAATAATTCGGTATCATTGAAACATACAATATCTTTATTCCAGTATTGGTTGAAATCTACTGTACTTTTCAAACAACAATAACTACAATTTTTATATAACTTATTATCTATCCATGCTAAATTGCATATTTTTAATAAATCACTAAATATCGTTGCCGATATATTTTTAGGATGTCTAAATCTACTATATTTAAGACTTTCTAATATTTCATTATAATTTTCTTTTAATATTCTTTGATTAAATGATTTTTTACGAATATCTGGTAAATGATAAAAACCATATTTAACTGGCTCTTTCATATATTTACTTTCTAATTTTAAATTATTGTTTAATATATGGAAGAATACATTATCACTTGTTTCTAATTGTTTTCCACTGTATAACTCAAAAGGAATACGGTTATTTTCGTGAACTGGTTTTCCATATTTCAAAAATCTATCTTTTTTTATAGGATTTAAGAAAAACTCATCATCATCACATATTAAATAAAATTCTCCTAAATCTTTTATATTACTTACATACATTAATATAGGTACAATATTAAATACTGGTAATAATTCATTTGGTATAAATTCATCGTGATATACTATTCTTAATTTTGGATGGTTTCTATTTAACCATTCAGGAACTTGGTTTTCATTTTGTACTACTAAGAATATTTTATTGATCCACGAACAATTTTTTTCTATTCCCCTAAACCAATATTTGAATGTTCCCCAGTCCCTTAATCTTTCTTCACCAAAGGCTTGTCTATTTGAAGCTTCGGCTTTTCCTTGTTCTAATTCTTCTTTTTTATAACGATTAAAATCTTTTCTCCATTGTTCGTTATCGTTTAAATATGTTATTACTATATCCATTCTATCAAACCTTTCGCTTCTAATTCACTTGCTCTTGCTTTTGTTAATTCAACTATATCATTTTTTTTATAATGTAAGTTTAATTCAGTATCATATATTCTTTTTAAACATTTAACTTTTACTTTTTCACCAGGATTATATGTGCCTTTATTACTTAAATATTTATCCCACTCGCTTTTTGGTGGTTTATAGGCGAATTTTAGATTGTTTGCCTTTATCATGTCTAAATCTACATTCTTCATATTAAAGTCGCAAATAACGGCATTTTTGCCATGAATACAGCCTATTTCTTTAAATGCTTCTAGTGGTGTGATAATAACTGGTGTTCCTAGTATTAAACTCTCACATACACTTAAACCAAAACTTTCACAGTCTGATAATTGTACTAGATATGAACTTTCTGCTACTTCTTTTGTTAAATCTAACTTTTGAGGTCTTACTTCTATATTAGGACTTGTAAATCTATAATGTATTCTATTTGTATATATAACCCAGTGATAATCAATTCCTGCATTGTCTAACAGTTTCGCAAGTTTATTTATTCTTTCTCCACCTTTTTCACTTGTTAGGCGAGTTGCACTAATTAAATTTAATCCAGGTAGTTTTTTAACATTAGGTTTTTCTATTGGTACTACATTATAAATCAATTCACAGTCTAATCCAGTTTTTGCTTTAAAACCATCACAAGCAACTTTGCTTACACCTATATACTTAAATCCTGGATTAATCATTGGTTTAAATCCTACATTTAATGGATCATAATGTATTATATGGTAGTATTCCTTTGCTTCTACTTGTATATCATAACCATAACTACAAAAGAAATTATCACATTTTATCGGTTTTGTATATTTGTGTACTTCTACATTTTTAGATAATCTTTTTACTTGTTCGGCATCTGCTTCTTTATAGTAAACTACAAAATCATAAAGTTTTGATAGATAAAAAAATGTACTTTCTACTCCACCTATACTTGATAATTTATGCATATAGAAAACATTTTTCATTTACTATCAACCCCATTTATTAAACCTAAGATATCACCCCTTTGGATTATATCTTCATAATTTTTAATTCTAAATTGTCTTTGTTCTTCACAATACATATGTTCGCATTTTAAATCTAATAAATCAGCCATATTTCTATATACACTAGAATATCTTTTACTTGATTTGTCATATTTTGCTTTATCACTTGAAATTGCATTCTCATTATCTCTGTTCCATACTACAAAAGGAATTATGCATCGTGAAAAGTTTTTTATTTTATCTATTTGTGCTATATGTTGTACTACATCCTCTAATAATGAATTTTCTGGAAATGGTACAAATAATTCTCTTTTAATACATTTAGTCCAGGGAGCAACAAATATAGTCTTTGCTAGTTCTTCAAGCGATTTTTCTTTTAAAGGTATTTTACATTCTCTACCTTTATGTGCCACATAACTTAATCTAATCAAATCTGCATTAGTAAATTTTATTACTCCTTCAATAGCTTTCAAACTATCTTTTGAATAAATCCAGTCATCACAATCTAAAAATAAAATGTATTGTCCTTTTGCATTTTCAACACCTATATTTCTTGCACCACCATTGTATGCTTTATGGTCTAATTCAATTAATTTTATTCTTGTGTCATTATATTTTTTTATAATATCAACAGAGTTGTCGGTACTCATATCATCCACAATTATTAATTCAAAGTTTTTGCAAGTTTGTTGTAATACACTATCAATACATTTTCTTATATATTTTTCACTATTGTAATTTGGTATTATTATACTAAACATAGTTATTCTCCTTTTGGCGAAGCAAGTAGGATTTGAACCTACACATCGAGATCGGCCTAACAGTTTAGTAGACTGCCCCCTTAACCATTTGGGTATTGCTTCACAATGAGATAGATATTACCTTATCTATCTCGCCGAGTATATACTCTTGGAATATACTCAAAATAAATGCCCCAAATCATTTCTTGCATAAGTAGTCCTAGCAATTTTAGTGCCTATTTTGTACTTCCCAATGATTGCATATAACTAAACCTCGCAATAAGGTGTACTATTGGCTCAAACTACCTATATGATTTGTAGGTCTTTAGTGCTTTGATAAGCACCACACCGATTATTATGGTCGCTAATAGCGTTTAGACTTTTAATAGGTGTCTTTTAACCCTTGTTGCCATAATAACCAGTGTGCTACCTATAAAAGATAGCACTGTACTTCAATGAATAGTGCTTTTATAAGCACCACTTAATAGAATAATTGCTTATTATGACACTTGCAAGCTTCGGGTTTTCTTAACCAACCATAAATAAGACTTACTGTTATTCTATTAGGTGCTACCTATAAAGGCAACACTAGATCATAAACGTGATGGACGCAAGCAGATAATATCTTTCTCTTGTACTTTGGTTGTTTTTGATTTCACCCAACCAGGTATATTGGCTTTGAGATGCCAAAGAGTAAAGGTTGTAGGAGTATCATTCCTATACATATATCTACTCAATGCTATTCACAAAGAATAGCACTTTTTATCTAAAATAAATATCTACTTTTTCACTAAGTTTTCTAGCATATTCAAGAGCTTTAAACTTATCAGTAAAACTTTTTCTTGCTCCTGCTCCATTTGATACATTC